TTACTGTTCTTCTGTTGTCACAATATTATCATAGAACACAATCTCAACTTCAAATTCATATCCAGTATTCATCTTAACTGTATCATTAATTATTTCCAATTGACTTTGTAATTCATCTAATAAGATATTCTCTTTTATGTTATTCTCAATACATATTACATGTTTTGGTTTATTTCTAAATGGCAACCATTTACTAATAATATCTATACATTTAAATAATATATTCTTCTCTTGCTTTACTATTCCAACTTCATTTAAATGTTCAATATTATACTTCACATACACATTTTTAAATATATTGTTTCTTGCAATGTTATGTGTATCGAACCAACTTAAAAGAGATGACATATATAACATTTTTATCTGTTTTATTGTATCATGTTGATTTACTTTGATTCCCAATTCTTTAACTTCATTTCTTTCATTTCTAATTTTAACTGTTGACTTATTGATATTATTTAAAAACTTCTTTTCCATATAATTTCTAAACTTAAACTGTTTTAATTGTTGATAATTCACTTTCTTCAATAGATGTTTTCTCAAATGTTTCATTGTACTTTCATCAGCATGAGGTAACTCTTCAAATCTATTATACATTAAATATGTTTTACCATGATAAAGTAGATATAAATAATCCATCATTATTGGAATCCATAAATTACTTTCTTCTTCACTCATTTTATATCTAAACACAATAGCCTTGAAATATTTCTCCAATGTTGAATAATCTAATTTATAAATATTACTATCCAAGATTGCTGAAGACATTTGTTGTGCTAATGCATGTTCTTGTGTTTCTACCACCCTTGTATATCTAACAACTTGTTTCAATAAATCTGGTAATATGAATATATGAAAGTCAGTAAATACAAAGAACCTTGAAGCAAACATAACTGATTTTGTTGTATCCAAATATTTAATTTCCATATTAAATGCTGCTGCTATTTCTTCACCACAATCAATTATTTTATCATTTTCTTCCTTAGAATACAATATCAATGAATCATCACCTCCAAACAAAGCTACTTTAAATGGAATTTCATTATAATAAACAGAATACATAATCATTGTAAACAAAGTATTACCCATAAATGTAAATGCATCTCCTGATTTTCTTTGAAACATTGTTGGCACCACTATTCCAAATTTTGTGAATCTTAATTGTGTTATTAAGTGTACTGAAATCCATTCTGAACATAACCATTCTGGTACTCCAAATTCTTTCATAATTATCATTTGATAATACAAATCTATCCAATCTTGATTTTTATCAAACTTTGAATAATCCATTTCCATGGGTACTATTTCTTGTTTTGATCCATAAATTCTTGAATTCACAAAATATTCCATTTGTTCAACTGTTATTCCATCATTTATTAAAACATTATCTTTTAAAACATTCTTCAATAATAAACTGAATTGTTTAACCATCGGAGTAAAATATTCTACCATAACAGCATGAGCACCTGCAACTACTTGAGCAACTTGTTCTTGATCATAAGCATCACTACCCAATTGATTCTTTGTTATTGTTTTAATAAAAGAGTGATATTCATTAAAATCTATATTCTTTAAATTACAATGTTCATATGCCAATTTGTTTAATTGTTGTGAATCTCTTGTATTTTTCCATTCTTCAACAAAATCTTTTCTAAATTGTTCTCTCATTTGTAAAGAATTCTCCCATTTCTCCATGTCCACAAATGTTTTAAAAAACTTTGTTTTTATTTCATCTGCACCTAATGTCATCATAAAATCTCTAATCTTAGAAGGATCAGCATTTCTCTTTCTAATTGAAGCAAAAGTATTTAATAAATTTTGTTTCTCTATTCTGGCTGTTGGAGCATCAACAGCGATAAATTGACCAATTTTCATTTGTTTCGCTTCCCTCATTTTATACATTTCAATTCTTTCTTTTTCTAATGTCATATGAAATTTATTATTATTTATTTTGATGTTAGATTCTTCCAAACATGCTTTCAATTCAAATACTCTTTCCATATATTCTACACTTGATAAATTCCTTCTTTCTCTCATTTCAGCAAATCTTGAATATTGTTCTTTCATTCTATCTACTATTGCTTGAAGCTCTTCTTCATTCACTTCCAATCTTTCTTCATTTAAGTAGATCTGTTCTTCATTCCAATATTTCCTATATTCATTTATTTCTTGCAATTCTTCTATAACATTTCTTTTATTAAGTGGAGTCATTTGACTTTCAATTACATACGTCCCCAATTGCATATTCTGTGTGTTTATTTCCATTTTATCCACTTCTTTATTTTTTATTGCCTCAATGATTTCACATAAATAATCCGATTTAATAGTAAGATAAACAAATTCATTTTTATATCTTGAAAGTGCAACATTTATGTGTGCTTTCTGTGTATAAATAACTCTATCATATTGATTGAATCTAACCAAAATAACATTATCATATGTTTGTCCTTGTGATTCACCAATTGTTATAACATCATTTACTTTATATTTACTTCTTATCTCTTGTTTTTCTGCCTGTGTGAATGTTAAAATTTTAAATTTTTTATATTCATATAATTTTATTTGTCTTTCAAAATTAGAATATTGTTCAACATAATAATTTATTTTTCCTGTATAATAAGATTTCATTTCAATTTCTCTTGTATAAACATTCTCTAAGAATTGTTTCATTATTTGAGGACATCTATAAGTTTTATTCATTTCTTCAACAACAGAAACTTCTCCATATATCTTTCTATGTTCTTTAATTCTCATATTAATGTATGAATAATAAGGAATCTGACCTTTATCTCCAAACAAAAACACATCATCATAAAAATTTATTGTTCTTATTTTCATTAATATCCATCTCAGTTGACCAGAATGCATCATAAAACATTCATCCACAAATATAAACTTTATTTTCTTTATAACATTGTTGAAATCATTTTCTTTTACATAATACAACATTCTTTTATGTATACTATCTATTGTATATGCATTGAATCCTTCATTCCTCAATTCAATAACTTCCTCCCTTGTTGGTACAATTACTAAACATTTCTCTTTTCCTTTTTCAATGATTTCATTTTTCATTGAAGTTGTTTTACCAGAACCTGGAATTGCATCTTTTAATGTCATTCTAACCATTCTACCTCTCCATATAACATTCACTTTTGTACTTAAAATAGCTTCAGCCTGATTCATAATCTTGAAATTCATTTTATTCAATTTGATACACAATGATAATGGATATATTGATTCTTCCGTAATATACAACACTGCATCTTGATTACTATATTTCTTATATAATTCATCAACATACCAAGTACCTGTATGTATCTGACCATCAAAATATACACTTATTTTCTCATGTTTAAAACAACATTTAGTTTGATCATAAAACTGATTAGCTATAATAATACCATTTTCTACTCTGAATCCCATACTTCTTTCCATTTCTGAATCTTTAATTTCAAATAACATAAATGTAGCAATATAATTCAATATGAAAGCACATCTTTTATATAACACAATTTTATTATACTCAATGATATCTTGTTCTGATTCATCCAAAACTTCATTACTATAAACTAATCTTGTTCTTTCACCTTTTAATGTTCTTTCAATCACATCCATTTTTACATCTAATTTTTCCTGTAACTTAAACGCAGAACCAATATTTACACCTATATATTTATCAAATTGAATTTCTTCATCTTTAACAAATTGCATGACTGTTTCATTTTCTTCAGTAGCATTGTACCACTTCTGCATCTCTGTGTATCGTAATTTCATGACATCTTCTTGTTGAATTGTTTTATTTACACATCCTTGCTCCTTGAAAATAATATAAGGAAATTGTGTTTCTAAATATCTATCAAGTTGTTTCATTATAACCAAATATTCTTCTAAAGTAGCATGTTCCAATCTTACAAGCAAGTCCTCTAAAGCATATTCACTTCCAAAAATCTTATTCCTATCCATACAATTTTCCATGATAATAATAATAATAGTAATGATTATAACAAACAAACAATTTTATATTATATTAAAGTTATTATATAATTAATTTAATTTAATTTAATTTAATTTAATTTATTAATATATAGTTTAATTTAAT